GCTGGTCTAAAATGGTTGAAGAGCTTGAAGAAGCAGTAGAGACTGTTGAAGTTCCAGTAAACGAGCTAGCAGAACTCATGCAGTTAGCCGGCTATACTGACTACGCAGAAAAAATTGAAGAATATGCTAATGAGCCAGAAGAAGACTACATGGATGCTGAAGAGCAACTTATTGGTCTTAGCGGCGGATTAAACGGTCCTAAAAAGATGTATGCTGCCGCAGCAGGCGGCGACAATCCCATGGACCAAGAGCCAAGAGAAGTTACCGAATCTACATTTGAAAGCTTCTACAAGAAGTATGATAAATTTGTTGCAGAACTAACCGAGTCTGAACAAGACAAGTAAGTATTAATGAGAGAGGGTAGATTCACAGGATCTCCCTCTTTTTTTATGGAATATTAACTGAGGAGACATACTATGAAAAATATTGTAAATTGGGTTAAAAAAAGAATATCCGAAAGAACTAGCTGGGACGGCGGTGTATTAATCGCAGTCTGTGTCCTAGCACTAATTGCAAGCCCAATTATTAAATGGGTAGCGTATGCTGGTCTTGTATACGGATTTTTTACTATTGTTAAACAAGAAGACTAAATTGTAGCCTACATAAGTATTACTATGAAGGATGAGTATACTCAAGCATTTACGAGAGTAGTTCAGCAAACCGTTGTTGAGACAGGATACAGTATACCCAACGATATAGAAACTTATATTATCGCACTACTATCAGACCATGTTGAAAAACCAAATTTTTTACCTCAATCTAGTTTTGCGGAAGCCTATCTAAGTCTAACACACAAATCAAGTTATTCAGCTAAAGAACTTGGTGACACCTGTCTAATACTAAGTGGTGTATTCCCTGAATATGGGAGTAAATTTGGATTAAATAAAAGTTATTACAAGGACATCGGCAAAACTAGTTATGAACAAGCTAGTCGCATTCTAAATAGAGAACTATTTTATATGTTATATCTACATTTTGATTTTATTAGTAAATTTATTAATTTAACTACTTCAAAACCGGATGCTCCTATAATCATAGGAGGCAGAAATGTCAATTAGTCTAGACGGAGTCCTAGTTAAAAAGGGCCACCAACAAGAAACTTTTACTAGAGAACAGTTACAAGAATTTGCAGCCTGCGCCCATCCTGAAACTGGGCCCATGTATTTTACTTCAAACTATTTTAATATTCAGCACCCTACTAAAGGCAAGTTATTATACAAAGCCTACGAGTATCAGCAAAAACTACTCCACACATATCATAACTATCGCTTTAATATTAACATGCTGCCCAGACAAACTGGCAAGACTACGACAGCGGCTGGTTATCTACTGTGGCGTGGCATGTTTATTCCAGACAGTATTATTCTTATTGCTGCACACAAATACTCAGGTGCGCAAGAAATCATGCAGCGTATACGCTATGCTTATGAACTATGTCCTAATCATATTAGAGCAGGCGTAACAAGTTATAACAAAGGCAGCATAGAGTTTGACAATGGATCACGTATTATTGCACAAGCAACAACAGAAAACACTGGTCGTGGTTTAAGTATTTCGTTGCTATACAGCGATGAGTTTGCGTTTGTTCGCCCTACCATTGCTAAAGAATTCTGGACCAGTATTTCGCCTACGCTAGCAACTGGTGGTAGTGCTATCCTTACTAGCACACCAAACAGTGACGAAGATCAGTTTGCTCTTATCTGGAGAGATGCTAACAAGTGTTTTGATTCACACGGAAACGAAACAGATGTAGGAATTAATGGATTTAAATCTTACCGTAGTTACTGGTGGGACCATCCTGATCGTGACGAGAAGTGGAAAGAAGAAGAACTAGGACGCATTGGCGAAGAACGATTCCGTCGTGAACATGGGTGTGAATTTATCATCAACGATGAAACACTTATTGATAGTCTAGTGCTAACAAATATGCGAGGCGCTGATCCTATTATTAAACAAGGCACCGTCAGATGGTATCAAAAGCCCAAAAAGGGTATGACATACATAGTAGCCTTGGATCCCAGTCTAGGAACAGGCGGAGATCCTGCTGCTATACAAGTATATGAAGCACCTAGTATGATACAGGTTGCAGAATGGCGCCATAATAAAACTCCTATCCCTGAGCAAATTAGAATATTGCACGGTATATGTAATTTTATAGCGGAAGAGACCAGTGACAATAACAGTGTTTACTACAGTGTGGAAAACAACACTATCGGAGAAGCAGCACTAATATGCATTGCTGATGTAGGTGAAGAAAACATTCCGGGTATTTTTCTCAGTGAAGGCAAAAGCCACGGCAACAGTAGACGATTTAGAAAAGGGTTTAACACCACACAGCGAAGCAAGCTCACAGCATGCAGTAAGTTGAAAACTCTAGTAGAATCTAGTAGATTAACAGTTAATAGTAAGTTACTGGTTAGTGAACTTAAAAACTTTATTGCCAGTGGTGGTAGTTATGCAGCAAAGATTGGCGAAACAGACGATCTTGTTATGAGCACAATACTTGCCCTGCGTATGGCTGCTGAACTTAAAAATTACCTGCCTGAAATAGACGATTACATGCGTGATTCAAGTGACAGTCACGTCACGCCAATGCCATTCGTAATGCTCTGAAAGTAATAAATACATTATAATGGATACAACCGCACAAGATTTATTTGACAAACTAAAAGGTCAGTTTAAGAACCTTACACTGGGTAGAGAAGACGGCACCCGTACTCTTATCCCTGGTGAAGCTGTGTTCTTCGAGTTTGATTATCATGATGATAAAAGTAAATTAGGAAGCGTAGTAGTTAGCCTGGTTGACGAAGGCAGTCTTAAAGTTTACTTTGCCGATAATATCATGGATGATGCTGACTCAGAAGTTAAAGATCACTGGTATAGTTTTCTCAGAGGTTTAAGAAAGTTCTCAACACAGAACATGATTAACTACGAAGCAAAGAATATATCCAAACAGCGGTTAGATAAAGGCGACTTTGCGTATCTAGCAAAACAGAATAAAACAGAGGAAGAGCTAACCATGGAAAGCAAATTATATGGTGGTAAGCAGAGAAGTTACCAGGACTTAAATGGTGCTAAACTAATTATCCAACATCATAACAATGTAGACGAAGACAAGATGGGTTCACGAAGTAGAAACGTCCGTGCCGTTTATATTGAAAACAGTGATGGAGAAAGATTTAAGTTTGAAAACAATTACTTGCCAGGGGCTAGAGCAATGGCTCGCCACGTAAGTAACGGTGGTTATCCTAGAGATGAGTTTGGCACTCATATTTCAGAGATTATGGCAGAGATGACCGAACTTCGTAGTTTTGTCCGCGGTGTTAAAGGCAAAGATGATTATGTGAACGAAGATGCTCAAGACATTATTGAAAAAGCAACTGGACGTTATTATGGGCTTAAAAGCACATTAGAGTCAGTTAGCAAACAGCGTGGATACAAAGATTATTTTGAAAACTACGAACCAACTAACTTTGAAGTTAGCGAGGACGATATTAATGATCTAAAACAGAAACTTACAAGAGAAGTTTTTGATAGTAAATTGGAGAACAGCCTTGGTGCTGTGAGTAAAGCAATGAAACACAGTACACAACTACAAGAAAAGAAAAGCGGCGATTTTTATGACTGGGACGACTGGTTAAGATCAGCAAAGCAAAACGGTGCTGAGATTGAGGGCGATATTAGTGGTGCTGTTGCTATAGTTAATGGCAAAGAGATTGGTGAATGGAACCAGGACGAACAAGACGTTACTGGTGACAAAATTGCTAGTAGATTTAAGAAGCCAGGATATGGTGAGCTTAACGTAGACGACGGTGATCGATCTGACACAGAGGAGCGAGAGTTTATCGTTCCTGGTGATTTACAGCTAAGAGGCGAGCCTACTATTGATGCAATGCAGTACAAGGATTCACCAAATTTATTAAATCTAATCTTAACAGATATTGCTAGTCGTGCAGTAGACGATGAGTCTGCTAACTTCGCCGCTAAAATGGCAGAGAAAATTGGCAGTGTTGGTAGTACATTCGGACAAGATCCCAAAGATCCAGCATACCTAGCAGACAAGAAAAAATCTGTTGCCCTTGCTAAGATGTACATCGCTCAAATGAAGAAAAAAGACGAGAGCGTTGAAGAAGACGAAGCACCATTTGAAGAGACAACTAAAACAGATCCTTTTGAAGCATATGCAGCTAGCATGGATCGTATTGCCGAAGAAACTGAACTTGGCGCAAAATCCCAAAGAAAAGGTTTGGGTGAAGAAGATGATGAAGAATTTTATGAAATGGGGCCTATGCATAACCCACAGCGTGGTAGCACTAGAACAATATCAAAGAAAGAAAGGGAAGAAGATAGAAAGAAAGGTATCGAGTGGCCAGAAGAAAAAATGACTGATTGGGATTTTTATAACGACGATGACGACGACATGGAAGAAAAACGCGAGTGTTTAGATTGCTACGGCACCGGGTACAAAGATGGCGACAGCGAAGAAGGTGACATTTGTTCAACCTGTGGCGGCGACGGCACGGTAGACGAACTCGAAGAAGCTGCAAAGCCAGACTTTCTAGATCTAGACGGTGATGGCGATAAAGAAGAACCCATGAAGCAGGCAGCAAAGGACAAGAAAAAAGACAAAGATTATGGCAAGTTTTCTGGAACACAAGACGAAATTAAAAATCAGTACACAGCTCATAAAAAGAAGCATGACAAGATTGGTATTGGTGAAGCCGACGATGATGAATTGAACAGTCAAGTTGCAGAAGACATGGCATGGCTTAGAAAAGCAGCAGGCATTGGATCAGGTGCTAAAAGTAACCACGGAATTCACGAAGGTGAAGAAGGTTACCAAATTACACCAAGAAGTTTAGTAGCCCGTGAGATGCGCAAACTTCAGGATATTGCTAAAGACTAATTATAAGAACATAAGTTAAACTTAAAGGGGGGCATTTATTGCTCCTCTTTTTTTGTGCAAAATATCACAAAAATTACAAATAAAATATTGACTAGATAAATAGAATAACATATACTGTAAGAGTTAATACAGTATGTGAATGGCACATACAATAGGCACATAGGCAAAATATAGGAGATATAGGCATTATGGCATCACTAGCAGAAATCCGTGCGAAACTTAAAGCACAAGAATCACGTTCCGAACGAGGAACAAGCGGCGGCGATAACGCAATTTACCCACATTGGAATATCCCAGAAGGCAGTACTGCGGTACTACGTTTTCTTCCGGATGCAGATCCTAACAACACATTCTTTTGGATGGAACGTTTAATGATTAAACTTCCTTTCGCAGGGGTCAAGGGTGACATGAACAGCAAGCCTGTAGTAGTACAGGTACCATGTGTTGAAATGTGGAATGAAACTTGCCCAGTACTCAGCGAAGTGCGTGGCTGGTTTAAAGACAAAAGTCTTGAAGACATGGGCCGCAAGTATTGGAAGAAGAAGAGTTATATCTTCCAGGGCTTCGTTACAGAAAACCCATTGGTTGATGACACAAGTCCAGAGAATCCAATCCGTAGGTTTGTTATCTCGCCAAGTATCTTTAACTTGGTAAAAGATGCACTAATGGATCCAGATATCCAGGAAATGCCCACAGACTATACAGCAGGACTGGACTTCCGTGTAACTAAAACCACTAAAGGTCAGTATGCAGACTACAGTACAAGTAAGTGGTCTCGTAAGGAAACTGCTCTAACTGAGACTCAAATGGCAGCGATTGATAGTTTTGGATTACACAACTTGGCAGACTTCCTTCCTAAACAGCCAAGTGAAGTAGAACT